CCACCATCTGAATTAGTACAAGCCGCTAAAAAACATCAAGTTAAAACCATCAGTATGATTACTACTGTTGATGAAGCTAGAGATGCTCTTGCCAATGGTTATGCTATTAGTGTATGCTCTGGATATGGATTTAGTTCACGCAGAGATAAATATGGTATAGCTAAAAGAAGTGGATCTTGGGCTCATGCGATGGCTTGGGTTGCGATGGACGATACTCATGAAATATATAATGAGACATTATTTTTAGTCCAAAATTCTTGGGGAGTTTGGAATGGCGGTGATAAACGACATGATCAGCCAGATGGTAGTTTTTGGATTAGAGAAAGCGATGCTGCTGGAATGTTAGCCCAAAATGGATCATGGGTATTTAGTGATGTTGATGGCTTTCCTCCAAGAAAAGTACAATGGACATTAGACACTGTATTTTAATAGGCTTTGTATGAAAAATAAAATTATCTTATCATTAATCTTAGTATTATCTTCACAATATGTTTATTCAGATGATAATATTTTATCAATGTATTCTAGCTTGGTTAAGCAATGGAAGGAAGACATTGCAAATGCATTTGACATGGCAGAAAAGGAAGTTTACAATGTTGTGCCATCACCAAATAATGAACCTGTACCAGACCCAGATCCAAAAAAATGTGCATGTAAGGGTACTGGAAAAATAGTTCAAGGCGACGGTCACGTTACACCATGTCCATATCATAGTTCATCTGCTGCACCGTCTGCAACAGTAGAAGTGAAAAATATAACAAATTTTACATGTAAATGCGAAACTAGATGTGCTTGTAAAACCTGTCAATGCAAGAAAGTGGAGAAGAAGTAATGTTTGATATTGAGTTCTTACTAAAAGCTGTTGCCTTAGTAGTGGCAATTGGATTATTACTTTCTAGTATAGATGTTTCTTATCTATTAACTAAATTATTTGTCAAAGAATCAAAACCAGTAGTAGATACTGATGTTGCAGTTGATAATGGTAATAAATTTCTAGCTACTATGGAATTATGGTTTTTGCTTAAAAAGAAGTGTGACGAATCATCATTGACTGCCGCTTCTAAAAAAATGGATGAAGTATTTCCTCTATTAAATGATAATATAGAGGAGAAGTAAAATGCTAAGAATACTTGTTGCTATAGGATTATTATGGTTTGTATTTTTTGGATCTATTCCAAATATAGATATAAAACCAATTCCAGATAAAATAGATGAAGTTAGTTCTATTTTAGATATTACTCAGCCATCTGATGAAATTCTAAGTAAAGTTAGACCAGTGGCTAAATTAGTTACAGATACAGAAGATAGAGCCAAGATCGCTCTTTTTAACTATGAATTTTCTCAAAGAGTTTTGAAATATGATACTGATGCACAAAAGCTAAATGATCTTTATTCTAAAGCCGGAAGTAATTTTTTCCATGGTTCGTTAAAAGGTAAGTATAGTGGATTTGCCGATTCATTAAAAGTTTTATTTGAATCAGTTGTTGGTTCAGATAATCATGTTTTAACTACGCAAGAGAAACAAGCTTTAAAGGAACTATTTAGTGGCCTATCTTGGGCATTAATAGAAAAGTAATATGGATATATCTTATATAAAAGATGCTATAGAACAAGCCTTTTCTAAGGCTGGATTTAATATTGCAAAGTTTGCTATTTCATGCCCATCACCACTATCTGTTATAATTGAAAAGAATGACGATGGTGTCAAATTAACATTTATACAAAACTTTCCAACAATTAAAACTACTAAGTTTTTTCTATCCATTAAAACAGAAGTTGAAGGAATTTTTCTAGGTAAAGATGGTGGCTCTATAAAGCTAAGACATTTTCCAGATTTTAATTTCAAATATAGTGATGACAATACTGAATTATTTGGTTCTAGTAATTTTAATTTAGATAATATACAGCAAGAAATAAATACTAAGTATTCAGACAGAAAAAGAAAAAGAATAGCAGACCTTGCTTTAACATATGCAAATGAATGGGCGAACATAGCCAGCCAAAATGGGGTTGTCTTTAGTGGTTGCGAACAGACCAATAAGGATAAACTAAGCAATGATTGCTATCAATTTGTGTATGAAAATATAATTAACTCAAAAGAAATAGAAGCAAAGTCCGCAGCATTAGCATTTATACTGCTATATTTTATATTGCCAACAATAATTAATTGGGTTGTAAAAAGATTTTTAGATCAACTATTTAATCAACAGCCCTTAAATTATACGGCTTAATATGAAAAATATAATTACTGCTATAGCACTACTATTTTTTGGTAACTTTGATTTTCTTGAAGATCAAAATACAACCAATAAAAGAATATTTTATTTCACAGCCTCTTGGTGTGGTCCTTGTAAAAATTTTAAAGACAAGGAAATACCAAAGCTGAAATCTTTTGGTTTAAGCTCTAGTGAAGCAAATGACGATACTCTATCTAATATAGAGATATATGATATTGATCTCCATAAAGACTTCTATGAACAATTGAAAAAAGACAGCAGGGTTGTTCCCCTTTTTATTTTTTTAAATGATGAAGGGATTGAGTATGCTAGATTAACTGGCTATCAATCTGCTGAAAATATCTTTAAGTTATGGAATCAAAAGAGCGGCCTTGACTTTAAGAACTAATGGTGCATAATATGAGATATGCAAGTATTTTTTAAGATGTTCAAGCTAAAATAGGAATATGCCATTGCCAGCCTTTGCTGGTATTTTTTATAATTTTAAGAACGGAAAATTGGAATATGAAAGTACAAAAAAGAAATGGAGAAAAAGAAGATTTCTCCGTAGAGAAAATACACAAGGTATTAGAATGGGCAACTGATGATATTAATGGAGTATCATTTTCGGACGTTGAAATGAATGCCCATCTATCTCTATATGATGGTATTACTAGCGAAGAAATACACCAGATATTAATTAAATCTGCTAATGATCTAATATCAAAGAACGCACCAAACTATCAATATGTTGCGGCTAGATTATTAAACATGCATCTTAGAAAAACAGTATGGGGATATGGAGATAAGCCAACAAACTTTCTAACTTTTCTACAAAGAAATGTAGATAATGGAATATATGATCCAGCAATACTTTCAAAGTGGTCAAATGAAGATATTAAAACATTAGAAAAATTCATTGATCATGATAGAGATAATTTATTTACATATGCTGGATTACAGCAACTAATTGATAAATATCTAGTAAAGAATAGAACTACTGGAAAAATATATGAAACTCCACAGTTTGCATATATGTGCATAGCCATGTGTTTATTTGATACTATTGAAGATGTTAAGAAAGCATACGATTGTTATTCAACTTTCCAGATTAATTTGCCAACTCCAATTATGGCTGGAGTGAGAACAAATATTAGACAATTTGCAAGTTGCGTTTTAGTTGATGTTGATGATAATTTAGATGCTATTTTTTCTAGCCTACATGCCGTTGGTAAATATACAGCCCGCCGTGCAGGAATTGGATTGAATATTGGTCGTATGCGTCCAATCAATTCGCCCATTCGTGGAGGCGAAGTTATCCATACTGGTCTTATACCATATCTTAAAAATTTTGAATCTGCCGTTAAGTCTACTAGCCAGAATGGGCTTCGCGGAGGCTCAGCCACTGTTCATGTTCCGTTCTGGCATTATGAGATTGAGGATATTCTAGTTCTTAAAAACAATGCTGGAACAGACGATAATAGAGTTAGAAAGCTAGATTATTCTATTCAGTTCTGCAAGTTATTCTATGATCGTTTAATCAAGAATGAAGAGATTACTCTATTTAGTCCAAACGAAGCAGTTGGGCTATATGAAGCTTTTGGAGATAATGATAAGTTTGAATCGCTCTACTTAAAGTATGAAAATTCTAGAAATATTAAATTCAAGAAAAAGATATCATCAAGAAAGCTAGCCGAAATATATGCTAGAGAAAGACTAGAAACTGGCCGCATTTATTCAATGAATATAGACAATGCTAATGAAAATGGCTCATGGGGTGTTCCATGCTACATGTCTAATCTTTGTCAAGAAATTATTCATCCAACCAAGCCAATTCAATCTATTAATGATCCAGAAGGTGAAATAGGCATTTGCATTCTTTCCGCACTTAATTTACTAGAACTTTCTAGTGATGAAGATATTGAAGAGGCTTGCAGAATGGCAGTTAGAACGCTAGACTCTGTAATTGATTATCAGCATTATCCAATTCTTGCTGGCGAAAACTTTACAAAAAATCGTAGATCAATTGGTATTGGTATTACTAATCTAGCTGGATTTTTAGCAAAAAATAAATTGTTCTATGATGATAAAGAAACACTAACTGTTGTGCATGAATTAATGGAAAAGATTCAATGGCATTTAATTAATGCTAGTTGTGATCTTGCCAAAGAAAAAGGACCATGCCCAAAGTTTAATGAAACAAAATATGCTCAAGGTCTTTTACCAATAGATTGGTATAAAAAAACTGTTGATGAGCTTGTAAAGCCAAAATATATTATGGATTGGGAATTCTTGCGAGAAAAGATAAAGCAGTTTGGCTTGCGTCATTCAACGCTATCTGCTATAATGCCATGCGAAAGTAGTTCAGTAATTCAGAATAGTACCAATGGTATAGAGCCTGTTAGAAATCTACTTTCTTACAAGAAGGCAAAGAATGGTGTTCTAAAACAATTAGTGCCAAACTTCTACAATAGAAAAAATTATTATACCACAGCCTGGAATCTAAAAGATAATAAAGCTATTATTAATATTACTGCAATTCTACAAAAATTTGTTGATATGAGCATTAGTGTCAATTTATACTATAATTACGCACATTATCCAGATGGTAATATTCCATTAAGCGTAATCATTAAAGATCAAATTTATTCTTACAAGTATGGGCTTAAAAACCTTTACTATGCAAATACACCAGACGGTGATGGCGAAACAGAAAAAGACAACAACTGTGAAAGTGGAGCATGTGCTATATGAAAACTATATTTAATACTAAAAATATTGATCCAATGAGTCAGCCACTTTTTCTAGGCAAAGATCTTGGAGTGCAAAGATACGATATTGTTAAATATCCTATATTCAAAGATCTTGATAGCAAGCAGATGATGAATTTCTGGCGTCCAGAAGAAATAGAATTAAAGAAGGATAGGGGTGATTTTCAAACTCTGACAGCAAATGAAAAGTTTATTTTTACTTCTAATTTAAAATATCAAACAATGCTTGATAGTGTTATTTGCCGTGGAGTACCAACACTATTAGAATATGTAACAAATACTGAATTAGAAGCATGTTTAATGACTTGGCAGTTCTTTGAAAAAATTCATTCACAAAGCTATAGCTATATTATACAGAACGTCTATGCAGATAGCTCTGAAGTCTTTGGTGGAATATATGAAGATGCTGAAATTATTAAAAGAGCAAACAGAGCTATTGAAGACTATAATAATCTCATGGGCATGAACTCTGATAGTACAAAAACATCAGATCTAAAGAAGCAAATTTACATGACCCTCATTAGTATTAATATACTAGAAGCTGTAAGATTCTACGTTAGTTTTATCTGTTCATTTGCTTTTGCTGAGAATAAGAAGATGGTTGGCAATGCAGATATTATTAAACTTATTAAGCGTGATGAAGCTTTACATTTGAAAAATACACAAGAAATAATTAAAATCCTACAAAGAGAAGAATGTGAAGGTTTTGTTAAAACCGCTGAACAATGCGAAGAACTTGCCATTCAAATGTTTGAAAGTGCCGCAAAAGAAGAGAAGGAATGGGCATCTTACTTATTTAAAGATGGATCAATTATTGGCTTGAATGAAAATGTTCTACATCAATATATTGATTGGCTATGCATGAGTAGAAGAAAGAACATTGGCCTGCCATATGATAATGTTGGTAAGAATCCAGTTGCTGGATGGACAGAGCCATGGATGAATAGTGAAAGTGTTCAAGTTGCACCACAAGAGCATGAAATCACTTCATATAAGATTGGTGCAAGCAAAAATGATTTGAATGATATTGATTTTGGAGATATAAAACTATGAGTAATTATATTGGAACAGAATATGGACAAACTGTAGAAAATCCATATGCAAGCCTAGTTGATTTAATAAATAAAATTATCACTTGGCACCATGATAGAAATTTAATTGATGGTAGCACAGATAAGGATCAAACATTAAAACTACTGCAAGAACTTGGTGAGTTATCAGATAGCGTATGTAAGAATAAAGATATTAGAGATGATCTTGGCGATATGATGGTTGTTATGCTAAATATTATGGAAAGAAATAATATCACACTAGTCGATTGTTTAGCAAGAGCCTATGATGATATTAAAGATCGTAAAGGAAAAATGATTAATGGAGTTTTCGTAAAACAACAAGACTTATGAGGTAAATCATGCCAATTCCTAAAAGAAGAAAAGATGAAGACAGAACAGACTTTTTATCTAGATGTATGGGTGATTCTGTAATGAATAAAGATTATCCAGACAATGGACAAAGATATGCCGTATGTATTTCTTCTCTCAAATCATCAAAGGCAGAAGAAATTAAAGATAATTACTATGATCAAACTTTTGGTTCTACAGAACTAATTCTTAATGAAGAAACAATGTATATTCCAGCAGAAGCCGAATATGTTGATTTTGGCGAAGAAGTTGAAGAGTATACAGTTGGTAAGCCCGGTCTATGGGAAAACATTCGCAAGAAGAAGGAACGTGAGGGTAAAAATTATAGACCGGCTAAACCAGGAGATCCAGACAGACCAAGCAAAGAAGCATTAAAAAGAGCACAGTCAAATGGAGATGGTTCCATGCAAGCTTCTCAATTAAAGAAGATGCATGAGCAGCTTATGATGCTGGTTAGGGTTGTAGAAAATATTCCAGTAGAATTTGATGATTGGGCTAAAGATAAGATATCCAAGGCTGAACATTATATTGAAGCTATTTACGATTCTATTTTTTATAAAGCACCAGAAATTGAAGATCCCGAAGAAGAAGAAGAGGAAAACGAAGAAGAAGACGAAATGGAAGATACAACTGAAATGCCAGAAGACATGATGGAATATGCTGCTGAAAATGGTAAAAAGGTAAAACTTAATAAGCCATTTAGAACACCAAAGGGTCCAAAGAAGTTCTCAGTTTATGTTAAGAATGATAAAGGTAATATTGTTAAAGTTAACTTTGGTGATCCAAATATGGATATCAAGAGAGATGATCCAGAAAGAAGAAAGAGCTTTAGAGCTAGACATCAGTGTGATACTAATCCCGGTCCTAAATGGAAAGCTAGATATTGGAGTTGCAGGTTTTGGGAGGCTGGTAAGCCAGTGAACAAACTTACATAAATCTCATAATTATAATAAGAGAATACAATGAGAAAAAATAGATCCAATAATCATAAAATTATTAAAAATAAGAAACAAGCACAGCAAGAAAAACGTAATGCTATTAAAATTGTAGAAGCAAAAACAGATAATCACAAGGAGTATATTAAATCAATAACTACAAATGATATTACAATCTGTATTGGACCTGCGGGATGTGGCAAGTCCTACATAGCCGCTGGAATGTTTGCACAGTATTTACATTCTGGTAGATATAACCAGATAATAGCTACTCGACCACTTGTATGTGCTGGAAAAGATATTGGATCTTTACCGGGTGAAATGAATGAGAAAATAGCACCATATTTAAAACCAATAGAAGAAAATATTAGAAGTTTTCTTGGCATATCAAACTACGGTCAATATTTTAATGATGGTCGTATTAGATATGAACCATTGGAATTAATGCGTGGTGCTACATTCTCAAATTCATTAATGATTCTTGATGAAGCACAGAATTGCACTTTAGAACAAATAAAAATGTTTATTACCCGTATGGGTGAAAACTCTAAAATTATTATTAATGGTGATCATAAGCAAGCAGATATTAGGGTAAATGGTTTAACTACTATATTATCTAAATTATCTGGTATTGATGGCATTGGTATTTGTAGATTAACTATTGATGATATTCAAAGAAATGGAATCATTGGAAAAGTTCTTAAAGCTTTGGAGGAATAAATGCCGACTTATGACTATGAATGTAGTAATTGTGGCCACAAGATAGTTGATTTTTATCAATCAATTAATTCAGAAGCAATTACATATTGTAATGAATGTAAACAGAATACATTAGAAAGATTGATTTTTTCTCCATATATTGCTGTTAAGGGAGAAGCAAAAACTATAGGACAGCTAGCAGAACGTAATAGCAATAAATTTGGTAAATCACAAGTTGAAGATAAAATAAATAAGGATAAGGAATCTAAACAGCAGGCTTTGAAAGAAGCTAAAAAAGAGATTCGTTCTAAGATTAATTCAATGTCAGAAACTCAAAAGCGGAGATATATTGAAGATGGAAAAGTTTGATTCTGTAATATTAATTAATCCAAATATTGGAGAATATTATGGAAATAATGTTTTTTTAAGAATTTTAACTAAAGATGAGATTGAATTTCTGCAAGAAGAGATTATAATAGAATATAGAAAAAAGCATAATTCTTATGTAGAATGTATGAAAGATTTGAAAGATAAACTTCAAAAAATTAAATCTATACTGGAGGGCTAGTTATATGTCAGATAAGGTAAATAAGCCAAAGTCAAAGAAGGAAGTAGAACTATCTAAGGCTGAAAAGTTTTATGTAGATAGTAATTGCGGTATATTAAGTTTAGAAGAATTGTGTAGTGATCTTGGTTGTGAGACATCATATATTGAGAAATATTATAATGAATGCGTTGACAAAAACAGCCGTTCTAATACAATAGATAAGCTAATGATTGTAAATAGCAAGAGTGGATATGCCATTATGAGTAAGGAGGCATCGGAAAAAGGTGAATCAACCAGAAAAAAAAGCTCGCCCCCATTGTCAGAACACATCCATAAAATCAGAAAAGATAGATAATAGGAAGCAGAATAAGCCAAAGGAATGCAGTGAGAAAACTCCATTTAAGTCCAAATATAAAGAAGGATATATTACCCCGGCTAACTTTTTAGCTGAAATGATTTTTGATAAACGTAATGAGTTTTTCAATAATGGTAAATGTCCAGAAAGATTTTGGATTACAGGGAATAAATTACATGGAGCATATAAAGGACAAGTAATTGCTGCATCTAAACTATTGAAAAAATATAATGCTGAATCTATTATAAAAGCATTAAAATCAAATGACGCTAAGTTTATATTCAAGTTACAGGATAAAAAACTAGAGCCGATCATTAAGAAGTTTGAAGATAGCCGAGTTGACAAGCAACTAGTTCAGAGCTATAATGAGAATGAAGAAGTATCAAAACCTTTTCGTTCTGGGAAGAAGAACATTTTGAAGGATCTTTAATTTATGTCTAAAGAGAAGAAAAAAGTTGATTTAAGTAATGACAAGGCAATACAGAAAGCGTTTGGAAAAGTAGTATCAAAGGGGTCTGAATTAGTTTCAGCAAAAAAGAATCTAAAACCAGTAAGTGTTAGTCCAGCTTTAGATCTTGCCTTAAATGGTGGTCTATTGGAGGGAAGCTGGACTATTATATCAGGTGATCCAAAAACTGGCAAAAGCACTACCTGTTTACAAATATGCAAGAACGCACAAGATGAAAACAGGCCAGTAATTTATATAGACGGTGAGAGCCGCTTAAAAGCATATAATCTTGTTGGCATTGAAGGTTTAGATCTAGACAAGATACAAATTATTCATAGTCCAGAAGATGGTGAATCTCTGTCCGCAGAAGACTTTCTTGATATTGCTGAAAGTCTAATGAAGCGTCCAGAAAATAATGGTGCTATCTGCGTTATTGATTCATGTTCATCCCTAGTTCCAAGATCAGAACTTGAAGAGAGTTCATCAGCATCTTTAAGAGCTAGTCTTCCAAAATTATTATCGCATTGGATCAAAAAGAACGCACAAACAGTGGTTAAGAATAAAATCAATGTATTGATAATTACGCACTATATTACTAATACCTCTGGATATGGTAAAGTAAAAATTCCAGATTGTGGAGTAATGGTACAATATCAGGCAGATACTAGACTTGATATTGCTAAAGTAGAGCCATGGGAAGAAAATAATAAGAAGGTTGGACAACTTGTTCATTGGAAAATTAGTTGCTCATCAATGGGTGCGTCTGGTGCTGAATGTATTAGTTATATCAAATACAATAAAGGTATTGATAAGGAAAAAGAGATCATTGAACTTGCAGAATCTTTTGGCATTGTAGAAAAAGCTGGTGCTTGGTACTGCATTCCATTTCTAGAAAATGAGAAAGAGTTTAGTCAAGAAGCACCAAAGTTTCAAGGTCAATCAAAGATATATGATTTCTTAGTAGAAAGAAAAGATATTTTTGATTTAATTAAAAAGCGTGTTGAAGAAATGATATCTGATGATTAGAGTAATTGGATTTGATAATAAAGAACATAAATTCAATTTTGCTAAAAATAAGAAACGACGATATCAAGATAATAAATCTTCTCTCCATGAAAAAGCCAGACTGATAATCAAGGAATTGTTTCCAACATTATCAGTATATGAAGAAGTTACTTTGCCAGGATCTAAGAGGCTTGGAAGAACTTCATTATTATATGCTGATTTTTTTATACCAGAGATAATGTTGATAGTCGAAGTTCATGGTAAACAGCATTACGAATATTGCTCTTTCTTTCATAAAGACAAAATGGATTTTTTAAAATCTAAAAAGAGAGATATTGACAAAATCGAATGGTGTGGGTTAAATAATATTAAGTTAATAGCTCTACCATATAACGAGGAAAAAGAATGGAAGAATTTGATACAACAAAAACTGAATCAGTAGAAGTATTAGATAAATTTACGGAATGGGTAGAATCATTCTGTAAAGAAAATGGCATTATAGAATATAAAGATCGTGGCGAGTACGAGCCGATAATAAATATGTCTAGTGAAGATATTATGGCTCTATCAAGCGACGAATGCTTTACTTATGCAATTACGCTTATGAACTATGCTGGTATGTTACAGAAAAAATATGATCTAATTAATAGTCAGTATAATTGGTGCATGGAGGCTCTTAACTTTTTATATGCAAAATATTGGGATAGATATGATAAGTTTCTACCGGCAGAAGTTAGAAAGAAGTCAATTATTGTAGAAAATTCTTTCGCACAGAGTGTTGAAAAATGTAGACTCAGACTGTATGCTGGTATGCAAATGTTGGCTGAAACGACTAAAGACATAAAAAAAAGAGTAAACCTACTACAAGATTTAGGCAAGGCGAGGAATTATAAATGACATTACTATCATCCTTAAATAAAATTGTTGATCTGCTTGGAGACGGACTAAATAATAATGATTGGAATTTAATATCAGAAGCATACGAGCTATTTACTGGTGAAGTAATAGAAGTTAAAAGCCAAGATCCTTCTGATATGCTTGCAATGATGATGCAAAGGCTAGAAAAGCTTGAAAATACAAAACAGACAAGCAATAATAAGAAGAAAGATAAGACTAAGCAGGAAGATAAAAAAGAATCTAATTTTTCTGTAGAGTCTAATAGAAAATCAAGAAAAGTGACTGATAGAAAAGTAGAGAATAAGTTTGATCGTATGCAAGACATTATAGCGGAGGCTGGCAGGGAAGAAGGATTTGATCGTATCAATGATAATGTTAAACCATCTGATCGTAGTCGAAGACCATATCAACCAAAGATGGTGAAATGTTCTGAGTGCAATTCAGATCATGAAGTGCATCCATTATTTGCTAGAGATAATTATACTTGTGATAGGTGTATTCAGCGACGGGGTGGTTAATGTCTAAGATAGAAACAAGCCTTAAGAATATTGCGTCTGAACGAGCGGTACTGGCTGGCCTATTCCAATATGGTCAGGAAAGCCTGCTTGAAGTAGAATTACTTGTTAATGAAGATAGTTTTACTGTAGATGCAAATAAAGTTCTATATAAGTGTATTCTACATGCATTAAAGGATAAGGAATCTGCTGGATATACAGATATTTTATCTTCTGCTAAAAGCTTGCAATTAGATGAGTATGTAGAAAAAAATGAAGTTCTAAAGCATATGTCTGGGATCATGAATACTCCCATTCATATTGACAATGTTCTAGAACATGCTAAGAAACTAAAACGATTAGAGTTTGCTAGAAAGATTCAGTCTGAATTAAGAACAATCTACACAGACTTGAATAAAGTCACTGGCGATGAATCTATTACTGAGATATTGTCGCTAACAGAAAGTCCAATACAAAATATCTGTCTTTCTTATATTAAAGAAGATGAGTTATTGCCACAGTCTATTGGCAATGATATCGATGAAT